CAACAGCATCAGGTACAAATTGGGAAATTGGAGAAAGAAGTGCAGGTAAGTGGCAAATCTTTGAAGATGATACTGATAGTGTTGTTGCTACTTTTATGTCATCTGGAAATGTAGGAATAGGAAATCTCAATCCAAGTCATCAACTAGATATATCAGGTGCAGGTGCTAATGATGGCGTAATACATATAAAAAATACTACTTCTAGTTATTATCCAAGATTAGCAATACAATCAGATGTTAAAGGATATCATATAGGAGTAGGAGGAAGTGGTGCAGCAGCAGGTTATAAAAACGACCTTTATTTTTATGATAATAATGAAGCTGAAATTCGTATGAGAATAGATAGTTTAGGTCAAGTGGGAATAGGCGCTCCTGAACTACCTACTAATGTTTATACTGCTTCTGGTGGGGGATATGCAATGTTAGGATTAGGACAATCAAGTTTCTTAACTGCCTATAAAGCTGATGATTCTATTGAGTTATGCCAAAATACTTATTTAAATACAAGCGGTGTATATCAAGGAGTTACTGCAAATGTTCGAGGTGCTTTATTAACTATGGTAGATGGGCAATTTATTTTTGCAACTCATATAACCGCAGCAGATAAAACGCAAACTGTATTAAATGTTATGAAGTTATCAGATGCAGGGGATGTTTTATTTAGCAGACCAACTAAAACCTCTACACCTACTTACGGAAATGCTTATATATCTGGAGACTATGCAGTTGGTGCAACAAATTATTATGCACAATTATTTATAGAACATAATAGCGTTACTAATCACGGAATTGTTTTAAAAGAAAAAAACACAAGTGGTGGAATTCAACTTGCTTTTTTAAATAGTAATGTAACTCTTATTGGTCAAATAGTAACAAGTGCCACAGCAACTTCATATCAGACATCTTCAGATTATAGATTAAAAGAAGATTTACAAGACTTTAAAGGTTTAGATATGGTTTCTAAAATACCTGTTTATGACTTTAAATGGAAAGCAGATGAATCTAGGTCTTATGGTGTTATTGCTCACGAATTACAAGAAGTTTTACCAGATGCAGTTTCAGGAGATAAAGATGCTGAAGATATGCAAGGTGTTGATTATTCAAAAATAGTTCCTTTATTAGTTAAGTCAATACAAGAACTAACTGCAAAAGTAGAAAGATTAGAGCAAGAATGTAAATGTAAATAATTACTATATTTATAACTTAATCATAAAATAATAAAAATGTCAAAAATTAGTAAAGAAGAATTAAAAGAATTGCAAGAATCACAAGGTAAATTAAATGCTATTAAGCATGATTTGGGTTTATTATCAAATCAAGGTTTTAATTTAAACATTATGATGAATGATGAAAATCAAAAACAAAACAAATCTAAAGAAAGTCTTGAAGAAAAATATGGTAAAATAAATATTGACCTAAAAGATGGATCTTATCAATTAATCCCAGAAAAAGATGAAGAAAATAAGTAATCACATTTCGTACAAAGAAGCAACAAATTCTCAAACAGCTCTAAGGGAAAATTTAGACAATAAACCAAAAAGTGAACATATTAAAAATATGGAAATTTTAGCTGAAAAGGTTTTTGAACCACTTAGAGAATGGGTTGGTGGTGCAATAAAAGTTAATAGTATGTTTAGATCTAAGGATTTAAATAATATTATTGGCGGTGCATTAAGTTCATCACATTTAAGTGGTCAAGCAATGGACATAACTTCATTAGGCAAAAAATCAAATCTTGAAATGTTTCATTACATAAAAGACAATTTAGATTTTGATCAGTTAATTTGGGAATTTGGTTCTGAACCACTTTGGCTTCATGTTTCATATAACAATAAAAAAGATAATCGAAAACAAGTTTTAGTTACTAAACGTAAAGGTAAATATTACACTTATTCCGATTGTGAAAATTGTTAATGAAATGGGAGTTTGCAATAATTGACAAAATTTCAACTGGTCTTTTAATTGGTTTTAGTTTTTTTCCTAAAAATTATGATAAAGATTTTGATGAATTAAACATTTATTGCATACTTTTTGTATTACATTTTAAATTCTATAATAAAAAATAAAGCTTACGAATATGTTAAAAAATAACTTGGGTGTTGATATTGATGGCGATGGTAAAAAAGATTTAACACTTGACTTTAAAACTTTGGTTTTAGTTGTTGGGGGTTTAATAAGTATTACAATGACATATTCAACACTTACAAAACAAATAGAATTAAATAAAGCAGAAATTGAAGTTGCAAAAAAATTGCCACCCTCTCAATCACATGACATAATGGATCAAAAGATTTTATTTTTAGAACAACACATAAAATCAGAATCTGAAAGGCTTGATAAATTAGAAGATAAAATATATAAAAGATGAAAAAAATAATAATATCATTTCTTGAAGCTTTATTTTGTTTTATAGTTGTTGTATTATTTTCATGTTTAATTTTGAGTTGTGGAACATATACTAAACCACAAATAGCTTCACACATTGTAGCTGTAACTTTAACAGGAGACACAATACTTGTTCCTATTGAAAAAATTAGACCTAATATGTATCGATCATATTATCCTGTTTATAGCAATTACAATTATTATAGACCTTATTACGGATCTGATCAATACAGATTTAAGTATTATGACAATAGAGGGTTTAATAGTTCTTCTAACAGCATTAAAAACACACCCAAAAGTGTTCCAGTTGTTCCAGACATAACAGTTAGACCATCATCAGATGTTTTACTTAAAAAGAAATAATGGTAGAAATATTAAAAAAATTATTTGGTAATGTCGGTGGATCTATAGCTGATAAAATTTCTGGAATAATAGACAAACACACATTCAGTAAAGTAGAAAAAGCTGAAATGGAAAAGGAAATGAACCAGGTTTTTTTAAATGCAGAAAGCAAACTAAATGAAAGCATAACTGAACGATGGAAAATAGACTTAAAATCGGATTCATACCTTTCAAAGAATGTACGACCATTAGTTTTAATATTCTTAATAACATCGACAGTCCTACTTGTTTTTATTGATGCTGGTGCAATTAACTTTAATGTAGATGGTGAATGGAAGGAACTTTTAAAACTATTGCTTACAACGACTGTTGCGGCTTATTTTGGTGGTCGTAGTTACGAAAAAATAAAAAGGTAAATAATTTTTACTATATTTAAAAAAATTAAACTTGCATAGCCTAATAAAAATGGATGATGCTTGGATCAGGCACTTAAAAATATTTCTTTTTGTAGGCTTTTTCTTTGTTTTCTTTTTAACTTTTTTCTTTTGTTTCTTTTAATTTAAATAAAACTGAATATTATGAAGCTTATAATAATGATTAATAAGATATTAAAATATAAAACATATACAATAAGAAGAAAAATAGATGCATTATTAGAATTAAATGCAAACATTTATTGTAATCTTGGAACTGATAGTTCAAAAGCTGAAATAGCTGAAGGAAAAAAACAAAGCACAATTATATTTAAAGCCATTAGAACACTTGATAAAAACACTGGTGATAGGTTTTTGCATACTCAAGACAAATGAAGAAATCAAGAAAACAAACAGTTAGAAGATTAGACACTGTTTTTTCTTTATACATCCGTTTAAGACACGCAAACGATGAAATTGTTGAATGCTATACTTGCGGAAAAAAATCACATTTTCAAAAGGGTATGCAATGCGGACATTTTCAAAGTCGTAAAAATTATGCAACAAGATGGGATCCTTTAAATTGTATGGTGCAGTGTTATGGTTGTAACATTATGAAGCATGGTGAACAATACAAATTTGGTTTAAAATTAGATAAAGATTTTGGTGATGGAACTGCTGAAAAACTTTTAATTAAATCAAAACAAATTGTTAAATTTTCAAATGAAGATTTAGAATCGTTAATAACTTACTACAATATAATAGTAAATAAATTAATGTAATTTTTATATTAGATGTATTCTGTGATATGTCTTTGTTTCTAAAAAGGGTGTTATTTATTTAGCACCTTTTTTGTTTTTATTAAATTAATTGTTAACTTCACGATTCACAAAAACATTTAATTATGACAGAAAACACAGTTACAAAAGAAGAACATTCAATTTTAATTGACTTTTATCAAAACAAAATTAAAGAAAAAGATAACGACCTCTTTAATCTTGAAATGAAAAATGCAACTAACAATTCTTACATTAAATCTTTAGAAGAAAAATTGTTAAAACATAATATTCTTAAATAATGGCAAAGAATATTTACACAAAACTTTTTGATTTACAACATGAACTTGGATCAATTAGTAAAGATGCCAGAAATCCTTTTTACAAATCTAAATACTTTGATATTAATTCTTTAATTAAGCAATTACAACCTTTGCTTTTTAAACACAAGCTATTGTTAACACAACCAATCACTTGTAATCAAGTAAGATCTATAATATCAGACTTAGAAGGCGGATCTGTTGAATCATCAATGAAGCTTCCTAAAAACTTAGATGCTCAAAAAATGGGATCAGCTATAACATACTATAGAAGATACACTTTACAATCACTATTGGCTTTACAAGCTGTTGATGATGATGCAAACTTAGCTTCTAAACTACCAATTCTTTATGAAAATGTTGGTAGATGGAATGATGTTGTTAAAGCATTACAAGCTGGTACTAAAGACATGAATTTTTTTAGAACTCAATTTGATATTAGTAAAGTAGAAAATAAACTTAATCAATTAATTAAATAAATATGGACAACATGAAAAAAAACAATGGTGTGATTATAATGAACGCACAAATCAAAATTAATCAAGTACCCAAAGAAAAATATTACAAGGGTAAAAAAGGAACTTATTTAAATGTAGTTGTAACAGCTTATGAAAATCCAGATAATTTTGGACAAAATGTAACAATTACAGAACCACAAAGTCAAGAAGAACGTGAAGCTAAAAAACCAAAAAATTATTGGGGTAATGGTAATGTAGTTTTTTCATCTGGTAATGTTGGAGTTATTCCAAAAGAAGTTGTGACAGATTACAAAGCCGAACCAGTGGCAAGTGACAACAATGATTTACCTTGGGATTAATCCCTTAACTTATAGGGGGATTTAGTTCCCCCTTTTTTATTTCCATATTTAATGACAGATAGACTATCCGAGGCTGAAACAGTCCAGTATCTTCTTATGCAATCAATCGACCAAGATTGTGAAGTAGATCCACACAAAAATATTGAATATCCACCAGTTGCATTATCTTTTGGTTATAAGACAATGAAAACACAACAAGGTAACATGAGATTACCTATACCGATTGGAACTTATGGAAACTTTTCATTTATACAAGCACCACCCAAAACAAAAAAAACATTTCTGGTTTCTTTATTAGTATCAATATACTTAGGATCTAAAAATCATTTTGGCGGTGAAATATTAGGACACAGAGACAATAAAGATGTAATTCACATTGATACTGAACAAGGTCAATGGCATTGTCAAAAGGTATTTAAAAGGGTTCTGAACATGAATGAAATAGATTATACAAAAAATTATCTTACATTTGGATTAAGATCAATAAGTTTTAAAGACAGAATTAAATTTATTGAATATTGTTTAGTTCATAAAACAACAAATCCTGGTTTATTAGTAATTGATGGAATTGCGGATTTATGTTCTGATGTAAATAACATTGAAGAATCGAATGCTTGTGTACAAAAAATTATGGAATGGAGTTCTGTATATAATATTCATATTATTTGCGTAATTCATTCAAATTTTGGTAATGACAAACCTACTGGACATTTAGGATCTTTTTTGGAAAAGAAAACAGAAACACAAATACAATTAGAAGCAAACACAATCAATAAGGAATGGATAACTGTTAAATGCAAACGAAGTAGGGGGTATGCATTTGAAACATTCAGCTTTAAAGTGAATGATATTGGTTATCCAGAAATAATTGGTGATCTATATGATCCGTTAAGTGATTAAAGTTTATGACTGTATTGGAAAAGATTTTTATTAAACATCAAGTTTGGCTTGACATTGTACAATCTTTTGGATGCAACAAAGATACTGCTGAAGATCTTGTTTCAGAAATGTATATCAAATTAAAACGCAAATTAGATAATGGTTTAGACATTGATTTTGGTGATGATGATTATAATTATTTTTATGTTTTTAAAGCTCTAAAGTCTTTGTTCTTAGATTTAAAACGAAAAGAAGCAAAAGTTTCCGTTATATCAATAGATGATTGTGTGAATCTTGAAACTGATTATAATGACATAAATTATATAAATATCTATATTGAAATACAAAATGCTTTACAAAAAATGTATTGGTATGACAGAAAGGTTTATGAATTAATTGATGGCGGCATTTCTGTTGCAGCACTTTCAAGAAAAACTGGTATTCCTTATCATTCTTTATATAATACTTTTCGTAAGGTTACTGAAAAATTAAAACATATTATATGACAATTACATTAACAAAAGAACAAATAGAATTTGCAAAAGATTTAGGTTATAAAAGGAGTGCAAGTATGAATCATGCAAACACAAAAAATTCACGCAATCCTTATAAAAATAAACCAAATTGGCACAGGCACATTGTTGGTGCATTAGGTGAAGTTGCTTATTCAATTTATTCTGGTGAAGAAGTTGACACAACTACTTTAGGTCGTGGTGATGAAGGTTTTGATTTTAAAAATAAAACTGATGTTAAAGCAAGTGATATTAATACAAAACCAAATTTAATATTAGGAGTAGAAAATTTTAAAAGAAAATATGCAAAAATTTATGTTTTAGCTTGGGTAAAATTACCAGAAGTTGAACTAATAGGATATATAAACAGAAATGATGTAATTAAAGAAAGTATAATAAAAAACTTTGGATTTAATGATAATTATTTTATTAATAACAATATTTTAAAACCTTTAAAATGAAATTAGGGGATCTTGTTTATTACTTTACTAAATACACTGGCATAAGATATGTTTGGAAAAAAATTAATCCTAATTGCAATTGTGATAAAAGAAGAAAAGATTGGAATGAAATCAAAATAAAAAGATGGTAATTAAATTTAATAAAGATGATAGTAAAGATTGGAAAGCATTTAGAGTTTCAAAAAAAGCAACCATTAGTCGTGAAGAATTTACAATGGTATGTGAATTGCACAGCAAATACTACAATCATAAGCTTCACAAACCTTGCACTTGTTCACCCACTATCATAAAAAGATGGATTAAAGAACTAAATCTTGTGTGGGATAATAGTAAAACGAATTTATAGTTCGTATCATAATTTTATGTTTGTGTTATAATTAAAAAGCCATAAGGCATATAACTTAAAATTTAGAAACCGCAGAAACACAAAACAAACATTTAGAAATTGTTGAATTTTTATTAAGTAATGAAAATCAGACAAACAAATTTTATGAAATTTATGAACTTTACAAAAAAGTTTATTTAAATGAATCAAGCAAACACATTTCAAAATTAAATTCAGCTACTCATGATTGGGTTGTGTCCTGGGTTTATACTGATATGTCTGTATTTTTTCATAACATTGATAATTACATTGAAGGTTTATCAGAATTATTTATAGAAAAATATAAAACAGATTTTGGAATATATCCTATCAATTGGTGGGAATATTAATTATCAAGGGGGATTTAATTATCCCCTTTTTTTTTAAACATTTTGTTTATAACTTAATTTTGATTAATTTTAAAATAAATAAAACATTATGTCACACACACCACACGCATTTGAAAACCAAATATTTGACCACTTTAGAAAAAACGCAGAAAAAATAAATAAAGCAATCGAATTTTTAGTTGAACACAATTATACTGTTATTGATTTAGAAGGTCAAATCATAACCAAAGAAACTATTGATGAAGATGACAAACCTGTCATATCCCCCACACGATACAGTAAACGCAATAGAGATTAAACATGGTATTGTTAATAGATGCAGACAGCTTGATCTTTGCAAGTTGTTATAGATCAAAAGAAGATCCTAATGATTATCCTTATTACGATGATTTAGAAGATGCCAAAGTTAAATTTGATCATCAGTTTATTAAGATAGTTAACGACCTTGAAGATAAATTTGAAATTGATAAGGTTATTACTTTTAATGGATCTAAGGGAAACTTTAGAAAACTAATCACACCAGTATATAAAGCCAATAGAAAAAAACAAGAATTACCACCTCTATTACATCCCATGCACAAGTATGTAAAAGAACAATACAACAGCATATTTGGTTTTGGAATAGAAACTGATGATTTGGTTGCAAGATATTGGTACAACCTAAGTAATGACATTGGTCGTGAAAATGTTATGATTGTTTCTATTGATAAGGACTATAAACAATTCCCTTGTTTAATGTACAATTACCATTATAAACACAAACAAATACTTGACATCACACCACAAGAAGCTTTATACAACTTCTATGAGCAAATGATAGTTGGAGACACAGCAGACAACGTAAACTATTTTAAAGGTAAAGGTGTTAAGTTTGCCAAAAAATACTACGATGATTGCAACACACAATACCAATACACAAAAAAATTATATCTACTTTTTAAAGAAAAGTATAAAGGAAAGGCAAGACAGAAATACACAGAATGTTATAACCTTTTAAAATTAAGAACACAATGAAAAATTTATTACCAATAGAAGTAACCAACAAATTAAAAGAATTATCTGGTATTGATGTATTTGAATCTTCAAGAGAAAGCTCAATTATAGAAATCAGGTCTTTAGTTTGTCACATATTAAGAAACAAACGATTAATGCGATGGACTGGAATTGCTGATTTTTTTAAAGACAATGGTAAATCTATGAACCATGCAACAGTAATTAATTCAGTTAAACAATATGATGTCTATAAGTTAGGAAATAAAAAGCTTACAGAATGGGAACAAATGTTTACATATAAATCAGATCTTACTATTGATCAAGTAAACAAAATTCAATATTTAGAAAATAAAGTTGTTAAGCTGGAAAAACAATTAAAAGATGTAGGATCTAATGATTCTATTTATAATGCTGTAAAAAACATTCCTAACAATTTAGAACCCTATGTAATTAAAAAATTAGATATATGGCAAAAAGAATATGCCTGGAAAAATAAACTCACAGATTCTTCAACTGTATATTCTGGACAGTAATGGGAATAAGAACTAAACAAAATATAAATCAAGCAGAATTATTTTAAAATCAATAATATAATTCGTTATATAATAAAGATTGAATAAACAATAAAATTTCAATT